TTAAGCGGGCTTTTCGGCCTTCTTCGAAGCGCGCGTATTCCGCATTTTGGTCTTCCGCTCCTCGTTGGCCGCCTCAAGTTCGGTCAGCTGGTCAGCGTAGGTACCCTTCTCAACCTCCCCCTTGAAGTAGGCCATCGCACCTACGAACTGATCGTTCGGGACAGCGACCGACTTCTCACCGTCCTTGAGGACAAGTGCGCGGTTGCTGTAGCGCAGGGTGAGCAGCGTTTCCGACTTGCCGACAGTGAACCAGCGGCGACCTTCCTTCTTGGGGTCCTTGAACAAGGCCAGCTGAGTGTCGATTGCACTGAGAAGCACGTCCTTGGCAGCGCGACCATTGCCTTGCTTGCTGAACTCGGCGGACTTGGAAGCGGGCTTGATCGACGCGGGGTTGAAGGCAGCCATGTTGTAGTCTCCGATCTAAGTCGAAAGCACCGTTGCTCCGACTTCGCATCGTAAAGACACCGCCTGAACCTCATTCCTACCTATCAATGGCGTTGGCAGCAACGTTTCTGGTGCGGCGGTTCTTCTACGAAGCCCCTAGAAGGGAACGTCGTCGTCCAAGTCATCCGGGAATCCACCTCCATAGGATGGAGCCTTTCTGGGCGGAGAAAGGGCAGGTATCGGCTTCGCTTCAGGTAAGGGCTTCGTTGCCTGTTCTGCTTGCCGCGATTCCTCGACCGTCTGCGAAATGTTCGTGATCAACTTCGTAGCGACTTCGTAAGACGCCCATGTTCCGCCTGGGATCGCCAGCACTTCGAAAGCGAGCTTGGCAACGAGTAGCATGTTTGCTCGGCGCTTCTCCAGCTCTTTCTCTAGCTCATCAAGGCGCTTGAGCAATGCGGTCCGCTTGGCGTCCGTCATGTTGCCTTTCTCGATGCACTCCCGAAGGCCGTGAATGTAGCTGCGTATCTTGTCCTTAGACTTGGGCAGGATCATCACAGAGTCACGCCGGGATTGCGCGCTGTTATCTAAAACTAGCTGGGTGATGTAGTGATCAAGATCGGATTTAAACTGCTTGAAGTGGAGGTGGTCATCAACCCTGGGGATATCCATCGACGCGAATGGCTCAATTTCGAAACGCTTCGACGATGCAACCACCACATTCATGAATGAGTGACGCAGGTCTTCCATTTCTCGCCAGTCATCCTCATCGTTGTGGCTGAACCTTCCCAGCTTACTACTGAGGGTTCGCTGGGCGATATTGATCAGCTCCATGAAAGCGAGACGAGGATCTTCGTCCAGCTGGTCCAATTCGTCCTGTGTAACGAAGTCGAGTATGCTCATGCCCCGAAGTTAACGCTCCCGCACCGAAGCTGGCAATAAGAAATCTCATTCCGGCTGCCTTAGACTTCACTTGGGCCTGGGTGACCAGCGGCCTGCTCCGCTTTAGACTTCCTTGCACCGTCGCGACTTCAGAAGGAATGCGGTCGCACTAAGTATGAGGTGCCTAAGAGAACACCTCGCTTCAATATCGCTCCTCGGACCGCTTCAGCCGTAGTCAGTCGCAACTCAGGCTACGGAAGCGAGTGGAAGAAGCTCAGGAACAAGCGGCTGGATGCAGAACCGCTTTGCCGACACTGCACTGGCGAGGGCCTCGTTACCCCAGCAATTGAAGTGGATCACATCAAGCCCAAGGCACTTGGCGGCGGCGACACTTGGGACAACACGCAGAGCCTTTGCAAGCCATGTCACCAGGACAAAACGCGCCAGGACATTAGATCCATTAGGCGGGGCTACTGATGGCAGAGCCCACCACCTACTCGGTCCGCATACCACTCCAGCTAAGTCAGAGCCGCAAGGACACGATTGACTGGTTCCCCCTGTCGGCTTCCTCCGTCTGGAGTGGTGTGGCGTTAGAGGCTCGCTTGGAGATCGAGGCGTGGCTGGCGGACAGTTGTCGCGCCAAGTACCTTTTGCGGATCGACACGCCCACTCCCGTAGAGCAATATCGAATGTTATCCGTCCATCTTAGCGATCGAACGGCAGCCCTGTTGCTTAAGCTCTCCTTGAACTGACCACCTTCTCGATTGCCGCGTCTTGGAAGCTTAGCTACTCTGACGAAATACATCTGAAATGGAGGAAATACCTCTAGTATGGAACAAGCAGCCTCTGCCGATCGAATGCAACGCCATTTGACCTCACTAGCGGCGCTGGTTGCACCCGTTACGCTGTTGGGCGGAGCGTTACTATACTTCGCTGGCTACACGCTTCGCGCATCGCTGCTTAACTCGTTCGGAATTCATGAAGGGCTATTCACCGGAAGCCTGCAAGAGATTATCGCGTGGGGCGTCCTCCCTATAAGCGCACTAGTCAATCCGTATGGATTACTGCTGTTTGGCGGCTGGATTGTGATCAACATCGTTCTGCTATTTCTTTCGCGCTTTTGGGATGTCTTAGACAAGGTACGTGACATGTTCAACGGGCTCTTCACAGTCGACCTCACAGACAGGATTGGCTTCGCGTTCGCGAGCCTTGCGGCAATCAGTGTCGCGACTGGTATCGGCTTCTGGTTCGGCAACATCGCTGCCGGCAGTCTGAAGGAAGAAGTCCGTAATGGATGTCATACAGGCTGTTACGTCTACGACGACGGGAGAGTTGGCGTCGTCGGTAAGCTGTTGATGCAAAACGCACAGAACACAGCCGTGGTCACCTCAAAAGGTGTTCGACTACTCCCAACTGCCTCAATTTGGAAAGTGCGCCCATACCTGCCGAACTCAGATGAAGGCCATCCGAACGGTCGCACCCTTCCCCAACCTGCTCGCAGTCGGCCGGATGAAAAAGGGGCAGTCAAAATCTGAGGAACGCGCTCCTACAGCGACAACACCCCCCTCAAAAAGACGCCTGAGCGAATTAAAATACCTGCGATTCCGTCAATCCAACTCGTCGGACAGTCCGCCAAACAAGCTTTTGACCTCGGCCAACATGGCTGGATCGGTTCGGAGCATATGGAGGACAGCGGCTTCGAAGTCGTGCCGGCTCTGAAATCCCAACCCGCGACCGATGACATCACGAGCGGGCGTTTCCCTGATGGGACAATCGCTAACAATCGTCAGCCAATCCAAATTCGAAGTCGCATCTGTCAGCTTCGATATTTGCTCCACGATGTAGGACTGCGTTTCCACGTTGATCACGACGGGTAAGCCTGAGGTGACCTCGGCCAGCGTGGGCATTTGCTCGTATATCTTGCGCCGGACCCGTTTCTCGACAGCCCGGCCGGCGAGCCGGTCAACGTGTGGCGTCACAGCTTTGACAGCGTCAGCCAGCGTCTCAGCCACTTCATCATTCGCGTCCCGGCCGAGAACCTGAGCCTGACGAACGGCGACCGCTCTCACGACGCTTGGATGATAATAGATCGACTCAATCGAGTAGAACGGCAGGGCGTATATGCCTTGCTGTTGCAACTCCTCAACCTCAGCGGCAGCGCGACCGTCTCTATCGATAATACCCCATGCCCACACCCACGCGATGTCGCGCGTTTCGCGTATACCGCCTACTGCGTGGATGACGTCGCGTGATGCTCCCTTGTGCCGAACAGACACCGTCGGGAAGAGTAGGCTGTATAATGGAACATCGAGGCTTGTTGCTTGGCCTTCGACAAAAAGTATTTGGCGACGTGCTCCGAGCACATCGAGCTGAAGCTCTTCGTCCATTGGCGCGTTCGCAGGCAGCAAATCTACCACCCATGATTGCGTATATTGACCAGCGTATGTGCAGGATCGGACGAGCAACGCCCGCGCATCTGGATTATCAACTGGAAGATTGAGGTCATGAGTAGCGACGATAAAAGCGCAGTCGTCGCGAAAATTAAACAACTGGGTCAGCAGAGGGGATATAATCGATCGATGTAGATGCCGTTCTGGCTCGTCGATGACTAGGAGCATTCCGGGCTTCGCGGTCAGGACGTCAGCAGCGATTAGAAGCGCGTTTCTCTCGCCGTCGGAGAGTTCAGAAGCCCCGTAGACTGGCCCTCCCTCCTTGGAGGCCATCAGCCGGTCTCCCCCTTCAACGCTGATTTCCACGGGGATATTGGCTTGTGCGAAAAGCTCATTGATTTTGGCTAGCGGCGCCACGCGGCGCGCGAGGTCCGTTGCACGATCAACGTCCCCACTCCGCAATGCTCCTGCGATCTCTCGTGCATCAACATTTTCCGCATCGATGAGATCATAAAGAGTAATTCCGGCTCGCTGCCCGCCGGAGTTGTCCATCCACCTGGACTGCGGCTGTGAGTCCCAACTCGATGCCTGCTGCTCTACGGATAGCTTCTGTGACGGTGAGAACATCAGCGCATTCGACTGAAGCCAGGTTTGTCGATGCGCGGTGATCCGCCTGACTCTGCCGTGAGCAGCGCCCACGAAGCGTTGCAGCAAGGAGGACTTGCCGGTTCCGTTTGCGCCGACCGCAAAGATTACCTGACCGGGTGACAGCTGAAACTCCACGGGAGGAGAGTCGGTCGCAGGAACGGAGAAGTGGAAGGAATTCATTAGATTCCAGATACCTTGCAAACGGGACGTTTTGCAAATCCCGGCGTTTATTAGTTGTCCGCTAAGTAATGAGTGAAACGCGGACCCAAACCCAAGCAGCCCCATGAAACTGGCTCGTCCAGCAAGCCCGTCATGCCGGATTACCTCACGGCAGCGGCCAAGGACGTGTGGTTCGAAGAGATCGAGTTCGTCGTCTCCAATGGCATCAACGCGAGCCACTCCAGCACATTCGCAACCTACTGCTCGATGGAAGCGGCTTGCCGCGCGATCTTCGCAACCGGCGAGGTTCCCCGCGCAGCTTACCTGAGCGAGAAGCGAAAGCTGGCCGAGCTGCTGGGCATCAGCGGCATTGCGGCACGCACGACCAACGGCACTCCAGCCAACCCACTCCAGGCAGAAGCTAACCCCTACGGCTCTCTGCCCGAGGCGTAACCGTGCGCCAGGGCAAGGGCCACTTCGCGGACGTAGCTATCCACTACGCAGAGCAGATTGTCGCGGGCGAGATCCCCGCCTGCTGGCAGATCGTCGCTTCGTGCAGGGCTTTCCTGGCCGATGTTGAGGGCGACACCTGGACGTTCAACGCGGCCAAGGTGGAGCGCGTTTGTCGCTTTGCAGAGACCTTCCCCTACCTGGAAGGACCTTTAGCCTCTAAAAAACTCAAGCTGAAGCTGGAGCCCTGGCAGGTCTGGATTTTGGCCGCCCTCTTCGGCCTTGTGGACCAGCACGGCCACCGCAAGCACCGCGAAGCCTTCATCGAAATCCCGCGTAAAAACGGCAAATCCACCTTCGCCGCCGTGATCGCGCTCTACATGCTGGTGGCTGACTACGAGCCACGAGCGCAGGTCTATATCGGCGCGACCGCGCTTAACCAGGCCGACTTCTGCTTCCAGCCCTGCCGCGACATGGCGCTCCGCGCTCCCGGCTTCGTCGGCCATTGGGGCACGACCATCACCAAGAAGAAGATCGAGACCCGCGAGGGCTCGTTCATGGAGCGCATGATTGGCGATCCGCCCGACGGATCGAACCCGCACCTCGCTATTCTGGACGAGGCGCACGAGAACCATAACTTCGCTCGTCAGCGCGGCACCATGCAAACAGGCATGGGCGCTCGCACTCAACCCCTGCTCGTCACGATCACCACGGCAGGTTTCAACGAAGCCGGCGACTGCCGCTTGCTCCAGGCGCAGTGCGAGCAAATCCTGTCTGGCGAGCTTACGGACATTCGCCGCTTCTCCGCGATCTACACCATCGACCCCAAGGACGACTGGCGCGATTTCGAGGTCTGGAAGAAGGCGAACCCAAACGTCGGCATCAGCTTCTCGGAAGCCCGTCTTCGTGAGCTTTATCAGACCGCCATGGACGTGCCGAGCGAGAAGCCGGTCCTCCTGACCAAGCACCTGAACGTCTGGCAGTCGAGCAGCACCGCTTGGGTCAACATGAAGGATTGGGACGGCAATGCGGACGCGCTGCCGTGGGAAGAGGTCATCGACAAGGGCTACCGCGCTTGGATCGGAGCCGACCTTTCGCGCTTGCTCGACACCACCGCCATAGTCGCGCTCGTTGAAGTGCCCAGCCTAGACGGCGGCGAAGCTACCTACCACGCCTATCCAACGATCATGCTTCCCGAAATGGCGATCCAGCGCCAGCCGAAGAACGCTGTCGCTTATCGAGAGTGGGCCGCATCCGACGAACTTGTCCTCACACCTGACGATGAAACTGACTTCGCGGCGGTGGAGGCAAAACTAGTTAAGTTGTGCGGCCAGTTCCAAGTTCAAGGCGTAGCAGTTGACCAGTGGCAGGCCGCAAGCCTGAGCCAGCGCCTTCGTGCTCACTACGATGTTCCCGTGCTCACTTACCCGCAGAACTTCCAAAACATGCACCCGCCAATGAGCAAGTTCGAGAAGCTGATCGCACTTGGCAAGCTCAAGCACAACGGCAACCGAATGATGCGCTGGATGACTGGCAACGTGGTTGCTGGCCGCCACGGGGAGTTCATTAGGCCCACTAAGCCGCCGCGCATGGACCACGCGAAGATCGACGCCTTTGTGTCGTTGATGATGGCACTTGGACTTGCGAGTGTTGACGCTCCTGCACCAGTGGAAGTGTGGTTGGACGTTCTGGATTGATGCCCAGCGATAAGTAATCGCATGGGTAGTATCGCACAGTTCTTTGGTTTCGAGCGCAAGAGCGCAGAGCCTATCACCACCTCCGTTGACCTCCTGCGCGCCATTGGCGACGCACGGACGAGCGCAGGTGAGACGGTCAACGAGTTCACTGCTTTGCAAGTTAGCGCCGTGATGTGCTGCGCCCGAGTTATCGCAGAGGGTTTGGCTCAGGTTCCCTGCAAGGTCTACAAGGAGGACGGCGCCGGTTCACCTGTAGAGGCCAAGGACCACCCGCTCTACTTCCTGCTGAACCGCAAGCCCAACGACTGGCAAACTAGCTTCGAGTTCCGCGAGCAGATCGGACTTCACCTCGCGCTGCGCTTCAACGCCTACATCTACAAGAACAAGGTCAACGGTCGAGTAGCAGAGCTATACGCGCTTCAGCCCAATGCGGTGGAGGTCAAGCAGCATGACGACCTGACCATCACCTACCTTGTCACCTTCAAGAGCGGCAGGCGGGTTGAAATCCCAGCCGATGACATTTGGCACATCAAGGGTCCAAGCCTGGACGGCATCACCGGCCTGAACGCGGTTCAGCTGGCTTGCAAGACCATCGGACTGGCCCAGGCAACCGAGACCTTCGGAAGCAAGCTATTCGAGAACGGCGCACGTCCAGGCGGCATGCTGACCACTCGCCCTGGCGCACAACAGCTGACCCAGGAGCAGCGCAACGAAATCAAGAAGCTGTGGGCTGAGCAGCACTCGGGCGCGACGAACGCCCACAAGACTATCATGCTGCCCTTCGACCTGGAGTTCACTCCGGTTCACAGCACCGCCAACGAAGCGCAGTGGATCGAGAACCGCAAGTTCCTGATCGAAGAGATTTGCCGCTTCTTCCGTGTGCAGCCGATCATGGTCATGCAGAGCGGCGCGACCAGCTACGCATCGGTTGAACAGCTTTTCCTCAACCACCTCATGCACACGCTGATGCCCTGGTATGAGCGTTTTGAGCAGAGCGCGGAAGTCTCACTGCTTACCCGCCAGGAATTGCTCGACGGCTACAGCATCAAGTTGAGCGCAAACGCACTCCTACGCGCCAGCCACGCAGAGCGAGCCACCTTCTACCAGACCATGCGCTCCATTGGCGCGATGACCGCAAACGAGGTCCGCGCGAAGGAAGACATGCCTCGCAGCAACGATCCCACGGCGGATCAGCTGGCACCAGCTGCAAACATCTTTGGCGGAGCGAACAAAGCCCCGAACTCGGCCAGCCCGGCCACCTCTCAGAACAACAACAATAACGAGGTAGAGAAGTGAACCCAATCGAACAGAAGGCGGTCGCCCGCCTCGAATGCAAATTCGACAGCGTAGACGACACCGACGGTAAGATGGTGTTCAGCGGCTATGGCGCTGTCTTTGGCAACGTAGACAGCTACGGCGATGTCATCGCTCCGGGAGCATTCGCAAAGAGCCTAGCCGTCCATGCGGCTGCTGGAACGTCGCCAATGATGTTCCTGAACCATGACGCATTCAACTCGCTGCCTATCGGTCGCTGGAATGATATGGTGGAAGATGGATACGGCCTGAAGGTATCGGGTGAACTACTCGACACCAGCATGGGTCGTGACACTTACGTCGCACTCAAGGCAGGTGCAATCACCGGCCTGTCCATCGGCTTCTATCCAGTTAAATTCACGCTTGGCACTAAAGCCGACGAGCCGCGCCGCACCCTTGAGGAAGTGGACATCGTAGAGGTTTCGGTTGTCGGTCTACCGGCAAACGCGAAGGCTCGTGTTCAGGCGGTCAAGAGCCTGGTCGAAGAACTAAGGGTCCGCGATCTGGAGCAGCTTCTACGCGAGTGCGGCCTAAGCAAGAGTGAGAGCATCGCAGTCGCAAGCCAATTCGAGAGCAAGAAGGAACTTGCTGAGAAGCAGGCTGTGAGTGCCGCCATTGCAAGTCTGACTGCCAAGATGCGCGCAGCCTAAATTCGTCAAAGCATAAGTAAAAAGCAAACCAAGCACGGAGGGATTCTGCTGACGAGGTTGCATGTGAACAACCGAGACAAAGGAGCCCATAATGGCCGATCTCAACGACATCAACTCGCTCGCAAGTGCTTTCGAGGAGTTCAAGAACACTAACGACAGCCGCCTCGCTCAGATTGAGATCAAGGGCAGCGCAGACTACGTTACCACCGACAAGCTCGACAAGATCAACGCTGATCTGAGCGCACTTCAGGCTTCCGTCACTGACGTGGCGAAGAAGTCCAACCGCCTCGGCGCAGTTGAGTCCAACGCAGACGTGCAGGCACATGACGCCGCTTTCAACAGCTTCATGCGTAAGGGCATCGACGGCAACCTCGGTGAGCTTGAGCAGAAGGCAATGAACACCGCCGTTCCAGCTGAAGGTGGCTATCTGCTGCCAAAGCAGGTCGAAGCTGGCCTGTTCACCACTCTGGAAACCCTGAGCCCGCTGCGCGCACTGGCTTCGGTCGTTTCCGTCTCCACCGACGACTACCGCTTCCTCTCCAACCTGCACGGCACTGAAGCAGGCTGGGTTGGTGAGACCGATGCCCGTCCAGAGACCGCAGGCCCAGCCCTGGCTGAGACCCGCGTTCCAATGGGCGAAATCTACGCAAACCCAGGCGTTTCGCAGCGCGCTCTCGATGACCTCTCGGTCAACGTGGAAGCACTGCTGGCAGAGGAAGTTGCTCGCGCAATCGCGATCAAGGAGAACGCAGCGTTCGTGAACGGCGATGGCGTGAATAAGCCGCAGGGCATCATGACCACTGCTGGTATTGCTTCGATCAAGACCGGCGTTGCTGCCGATCTGCCTGCCAATGCGGACTTCGTGTTCAAGATGATCTACGGCCTAAACTCGGCTTATCGTCAGAACGCACGCTTCGCTTCGGCTTCCGCAGTGACCGCTTCGCTCCGCACCATCAAGGACGGCAACGGCAACTACATCTGGCAGCCTTCGCTCATCGCTGGCGAGCCAGCTACCCTGGCAGGCTACTCCCACTCCGAAATCAGCGAAATGGACGCGATTGCCGCTGGCAAGTCGCCTCTCCTCTTCGGTGACTTCAAGCAGGGCTACCTGATCGCTGATCGAATCGGCGTTCGCGTGCTGCGCGATCCGTTCACCAAGAAGCCTTTCGTGCTGTTTTACAGCACCAAGCGCGTTGGCGGCATGGTCAAGGACAAGAACGCTTTCATCAAGCTCCTCGTCCAAGCTTAAACACGCTTGGGGCGGCCAACATTGGCCGCCCTAAGTGGCTTAGCGTCCTCTCGGGACCTTTAACCCGACCTTTTCAACGTTCTGTATGGGCCCGTAAACGGCCCTCTTCCACTCGCCCGTTAGCGCACAATATGGAAACAGCGCGGCCAAATCTGCCAACGAGCCCAGGAATATCTCAGTGCCCGCAGGTATTCTCGTTATACCTGGTGAGACCCTAGCGTATATGGCAGCGCGCTGCTCATCCGTCGGGGCTTTCAGATGCTCTGACAAGCGCCCCTCCTGTTCCTTCAAAGTTTCCTGTTCAGTCCACTTCGCACAGCGCCAAGGCTTCCAACCTGGTAAGCTGGCATACACGTATGGCTTGTAGCTGCCTTGGCTTCTAAGGGTAGGTTGCCCAAGTGCGCCTTCATCCGCCCTGAAAGCTACGTTTGTTGAATAGCCCACCTTCAAGACGTGCAAACCGTGGTTGCCCGTGAGTTCCCAAATCGCGCGGTCCGCTACATCATGCCGCCAAACGTAGCACCCGGGACCGTCTAGATCCATCGGGACTTTGATCTCATCCATTCTCATAGACGCCTCCCGCGGCCTTTCTGGATGTCAGATCTTAAACAAGACTAAACGTCCGCTTCGTCTGTCTCTGCTAAGTATGAGATGGAAACCCGTCTCATCATCACCGCCGACGAGGTCAAGAACTGGTGCCGCATCGACAGCGATGCAGAAGACGCTGCGATTGAACTCCTCATCCTCACCGCTCAGGAGCAGGCCGCAGCTTATACGGGCCTAACGCTCGATCCTGAGACGTGCCCCTCCAGCATCAAGAAGGCAATCGCGGTCTTCGTCGCTGACCTTTACGCCAACCGCGAAGGTCAAACGGTCGGCGTAGCGACCTTCCACCGCTTGCTGAACCCTTTCAGGACGAGCGTCCTGTGATCGCGGCGGGCTCCCTCAACCACCGCATTACGATCCGAGCGGCCACCACCAGCGTCAACGAGGTTGGCGAGCAGATCGAAAGCTGGACGGCGGTAACGAGCGTCTGGGCGCAGCGCATGTCGCTCAAGCTGGTTGAAGTGAACCGCATGGCCGGTCTCGACCAAGCGGCCGAAATCAAGTTCCGCATCCGTCACCGCACCGATCTGACCACGCTGATGGAGGTCGAGCACGAACGCAGGCGCTACCGCATCACCTCCGTTGAGGAAGTGGGCAATCGCGAGGCGACGGACCTCTTCGTGAGGGCGATCTAATGGCGGGTCGCAGGTCGTTCTCCCTCCAGGGCGCAAAAGCCCTCAACGCGGCCCTGAAAGACCTTGGGCCGGAGACGGCAACCAAGGCAGGTGCCACGGCTTCGCGCAAAGCGGCCAACATCATGCGCGATGCAGCGCAGGAAGCCGCTCCACGCGGCACTCAGCCCACGACGAAGAAGTGGCGCAACAAGGACGGCACCCAGCAGGAAGCCGATTACGGACGCCTGCACGAGAACATCAAGACGCGGAAGCAGAAGGCCCGAAAGGCTCACACCATCCGCTACATCGTCACCACCAACAATGCGTTTTGGGGCCGCTTCTCCGAGTTCGGCACCGAGCATGAGCCCGCTCGTCCGTGGTTTGGACCGGCCATCGAGCAGATCGCCGGCAAGGTGGTGGACGCAATCTCCGACGAACTAGGGCGTGCCATTGATCGTGCCGCCAGGAAGGCACGGAAATCGTGATCGAAGCCACTCTGACGCGCATTTTGCGCGAAGCATTCGCGGCGACTTATCCAGCTGGCGGCGATCCGGCCAAGTCCGTGTTCCCCCTAGTTGCACCCAAGGGCAAGACCGCCCCGTTTATCACTTACACGCGCTCGTCTGCGTCCAGGTTGTATGACCTGGAGGGTGCAGTGGGCGTCGCAAGTCCCACTTTCCGAGTTGATGCTTACGCGAGTGGCTATTTGGAAGCGCGGAAGCTCGCAAACTCCATTCGTATCAAGCTGGACGGCTACGATGACGCGGAAGTCCACAACGTCGAGTTAGTTCAGGAGCGCGATCTAAGCGATCTGACTTCCAGTCCCGACTTGTTCCGTATCCAGCTGGAGTTCCGCATCACTCACAACGAGGAGACAGGCGACTAGCCTGCATAAGTAATGGTGAGGCCCGCTTGTTGTTGGGCTGAACCCAATAACAAGAAGGAGAGCCAGATAATGGCCAGCAACGCAGTTAAAACCAAGAACACTAAGCTCGAAATCGAGACCGGCGCCGACACCTGGGTTCAGGTCAAGGGCCTGACCAACTTCTCCGGTCTGGGTTCGGGTTCGGCGGCTGTGATCGACACCACCGACTTCGACAGCACCGCCAAGGAAAAGGAAATGGGCCTTCTTGATGAAGGTCAGGTCAGCATCGACCTCATGTATCTTCCCAAGGACGCAGGCCAGCTGGCGCTTAAGGCTGCTCGTGGCACCCAGGCGAAGACCGGCGTTCGCATCACTCTCTCGGACGGCACCAAGTTCGAGTTTGACGCATTCGTTCTGACCTTCGAAAAGTCGGGTGAACTGGACGCAGTTGTTGAAGCCACTGCAACCCTGGAAGTCACCGGCGGTGTCACCGAAACCGCAGGTGCCTAATGGCAACCCTGCTTTCTCGTAAAGCGATCCTCACGGCAGCACGTCCCTGCATCGACATCACGGTGCCTGAATGGGGGGACGATGCTGTCGTAAGGGCTCGTCAGATGAGCACGACTGAACGTGCCGACTACCTCGAAACCATCCGCGTCTATCAGCACGCGCTAGAGGCATGGGAAGACGATCAGAAGCTGCCCGAAAAGAAGCGCAAGAATGTGACGAAGCCGGACGAGGTTCACTCCGGCGTCCTAGCCATCGTCCGCAGCCTCGTTGACGAGGAGGGTAAGCGACTGTTCCAAGACGAGGATATGCCTCAGTTCGCGGATATGTCGTTCACGGTCGTGCATCGCATCTTCGATGCAATCCAGAAGCTCAACCAGTTTCGTGAAGCTCCAGTCGAACTCGTCCTCGAAAAAAAAGGCTGAAGGATAATCCAGAGCGACTGTTCCTCTTCCGACTAGGTGCCTTGCTCGGCAAGAGCCTATTGGAACTGGACAACATGCCGTTGGACGAACTCAACGGCTGGCGTGCCTACTGGCTGCTTGAGCCCTGGGGTTGCCACCCAGCAGACGAACGCACTGACGCTCTGCTCCGTATGCTGTTCGCCATCAATTCCAAGAAGGGAACCAAAATCCCCGACAGGTTCATCGACCGCGATCCTGAGCCCGTCGCAAAGCGCACAACTAAGCCAACACGCAGGGAACTGGAAGCCAACATCCGACAAGCCTTCGCAGGGTTCAAGGTCACTCGCGTTCCCGCAACACCAGCCGAGCCAACTGCCCCCGATAAGTAATCAACAACTTGATTACACGGGGGCCAAATGGCGCAAAAGATCGGATCACTCTACGCCAGCTTGGACCTGGAGAGTGCCAACTTCCTAAACGGACTTAAGAACGCAACCCGCGCAACTGACCGTGCAGCTACCAGCATCGACAAAGCGATGTTGAAGGTCAGCACGGCAGTTAAGGGCTTCGTCGCTGTCTGGGCTGCGAACAACGCCATTCAGGGCGCTCAGAAGCTCATGGAGTTGGCCGACGCAGGCAAGAAGCTGGAAGGTCAGCTTCGCCTCGCAACTGACGGCTTTGGTTCATACGGACAGGCGCAGAAGGACGTTCAGCGTATCGCGGCTGAGACCCGCGCCGACCTCAACGAGACTGGCATGCTCTACGCGAAGAACTCGCGCGGCGTGAAGGAACTCGGAGGAAGCCAGCAGCAAGCGGCGCTCATGACCGAGAACTTCAACAAGGCTCTCAAGGTAGGCAACGCCAAGACGCAGGAGAGCGCGTCGGCCATGCTTGCGTGGGGTCAGGCGATGAACTCCGGCAAGATGGAAGGCGAAGACTACAACTCCATCATCGACGCATCCCCTCCGCTCATTGAGGCGCTTGCTCGCGCACTCGGCAAGCCAATTGGCGAAATGAAGAAGCTGGTGGAGGAAGGCAAAGTCACTGGTCAGGTGATGATGGATGCACTGACCAAGCCGGAATACACCCAGAAGCTCATTGACGACTTCCAGAAGGTCCCGAAAACCTGGGAAGAGACCGTAACCCTCATCGAGAACCAAGCACAGACGCTCGTCACCGCGTTTGATCGCGGTAGCGGCCTGAGCAACGCAATCGTGGACCTCTTCCAGTCGGGTGTCGATGGCGCGACCGACATGGGACGCAGCCGAGAACAAGGGCATCGAAATGCGTGCCGAATTCGAAGCCACGGCACAGACCATCCGAGACGGCTTCGAAGCTCTGGAAGATGCTTTCGAGCCTCTACGGCTGGCCGCCTCCGCTATGTTCGGTGACATTCGCATGGAGGCGATGAACACGCGAGATTACGTCGCGAGCCTGTTCAAGACCATCGACCAGCTGCGAAACGCACCAGCCGACTTCTCGATGATGATCCACGATAAAATCCAGAAGGAGACGGGCGTGAACATGCCGAAAGGCTGGTTCGTGGGCGAGAACCACCAGCGTTCGGACATCGCCGGTAACTGGACGCGCAACTATGATCGCGTCGTCAATCAGCGCAAGGGCGACAAGTCCAATCGCCAGTTCGCCGACCAGTTTCCCAACCTCGTTTACAAGCCGAAGCCGGGCGGCAACATGATGGATTGGTGGAATGGCACTGGTGCTTACGCGCCAAAGCCCAAGACAACCCCTCGCCCACCGACGAACGACAAGAAGAGTGGCGGTCGCAAGGGCGGTGGTCATCGTGGTCCATCGGCAGAGCAGCTGGCCCGTAAGGCAGAGCGCGAAGCCACTGAGCAGCGCCGTGACGCTCTCAGCTACGCCAACGATCTTGGCCGCGCTGAAGGCGACCTCCTCGACGCACGTTCCAAGCTCACCATGGTCACGGAGGACCGCTACACTGCCGAGCGCAAGCAGCTAGACCTCGAATTCGAGGAGCGCGCCCGCAACCTCAAGGAAGAAGGTCCCGAGGGTAGCAAGCGTTTCAGCGAGGAGCAGTTCGACAAACTCGCGGGTCTCGACGCTGAACTCAAGGTAGCGCGCCAAGCCGAAATCAACCTGCGTGAAAACCAGGAGATTGCGGATCAGCGCCAAAAGCTGGCCGCGGCGTCCCTCCAGAACGCAATCGACCTAGCTTCCTCGGAAGGCGACCTTGCCCGCACGACCAAGGATCGTCGCGCCGCGCAGCTTCGCATTCTCGACCTCTCGTTCCAGCAGGAGAAGTTGGCGCTGGACGCGATTGTCGCCAGCAGCACCAGCACCGACGCGGAAAAGCAGATCGCGCAGGCGCGCCTTGCGATCCTGAATAAGCTCAAGGCCGGTGAAACCAAGAAGGTCGAGCAGAACACGCTCTCTCCAGGTCAGGCTTGGCTTGATGCGATCCCCAAGACCGCTGGCGAAATCAACGAGAACATGGAGCAGATCGCCGTTGACGGCCTGGACAGCCTCAAGGGTGGATTGCTCGAAGCGATCAAGGGCGTCGGCTCTCTGGGTGATGCCTTCGGTGCGATGACGGGTAAGGTCATCGACGGCCTGCTCGACATCGCTCTCCAGCAGATGCTCATCAAGCCGCTGGGCTCGCTTCTGTTCGGCGGCACCGAAGGCGGCGGCGGTGGCCTGTTCGGTTCGCTCGTCGGCGGATTGACCAAGCTCGTTGGCGGTGGCGCTGCCCCGCTGGGCGGCAAGGCCAACGGTGGCATGGGCAATGCTGGTCGATGGCTCGTCGGTGAGCATGGTCCGGAAGTTGTGGACGTTGGTGGCCCGTTCAACGTGGTGCCCAACAGCAAGCTCAACGGAGTGCGCGGCAATGGCGCTCCAAGCATCAACGTCAGCTTTGGTAGCATCACCAGCAACGACCCTGATGCCGTGAAGGCAATGGCGCATCAGGCGATTGCGGAAGCCGCTCCTATGCTCGTGAAGCAGGCCAGCGATCACACGATGGGAAGGCTCCAGCGCCCTCGCATGTAACTTGGTCATTCGTCGCGGCTTACCATACGCTCGCGTCGCACATTTCACGCAAACGCCAGCACTCCTCCTTAAGAGAAGTGCTGGCGCAAAACGCAATCAGCGTGAGAACTGACCCGTTCCGATCTTAGCGTGGCGGCGTAGCCGTTCCGGTCGTGCTGCCGCTCGATGAGCTAGTAGAACCTGAGCCGGACGAACCCATTGTGCCTGCACCGCTGTTTCCCATGCTGCCGGAGCTGCCGGTTCCCATCGAGCCGGATGTCCCCATGTTCATCGGATCCGAGGCGCCAGTGCTCATCGAACCGGTTCCGGTTCCCGACGTGGAGCCGGTGGTGCCAGAGTTCATCGTGTCCGGCATGCCGGGGGTTGTAGATGTCGAGCTGCTGCTCGTGCCTGCCCCGGTAGTTCCAGTTGAGCCGTTTGCATGCGATCCGGACGTCCCGCCGCCATGCTGGCTCTGGTTGCGGTTCTGAGCCTTCGTGCGCCGATTATTGCGCTCGGCGGAAGTGCCGCGCTGGGCACCGGTTGCGGTGCTATCCTGTTGGTTGGCTGAACTCTGGCCGCTGCTGGTCGTTCCGGGAGTCGTCGTGCCGCCGGTCGATTGAGCAACTGCCGCCGCCGGAAGCAGTAAGGCGCCCGCAATGATTAGTGGAAGCTTACGCATGTTAATTCCTTTGGATGCGAGGTGCATCGTCCGTCATCAACGTCGTGAAACCAGCATGTGTCCGAGGCAAGCTGCTATGAGATGAAATAAACATTGGGAAATAACTTCGCCGGATACGGTGCAATCGGAGCGCTGATCGCAATCTGAGCCGGGACATACTGCTAAGTATGCGATGGCCACATATCCGCTATCGTTTCCCAGCAAAGCGCCCGCACGCGAGAAGCTGCAACTCAACTATCGTCAGACCGCGATGGAGAGCCCTCACACGGGGGCTTTCCAGGCGACCAACACTGCGGCGCAGTGGAACCTAGAAGTCACCTGGGGCCGCATGACGCAGGCCGAGGCGCAGATCGTCGCCGCCTGGATCAACAGCCTCAAGGGTCAGGTTGGCACCTTCCGCTATTCGCCCCGCATCAACATCGGTGTTCCCGTTACCGGCGTGACGCTTGCCCAACCGGCCTACGCCTACGGTGACGTCTGCCGAATGGGTGGCTGGGCCGCTGGTGCAGAAACACGCCTCCGCGTCGGCCAGTTCTTCAACCTAGGCGACCAGCTGCTTCAGATCACGGCAGTAGCGGCAATCGCGGACGGCAATGGACACGCGCTCGTCGAGTTCTCCCCGATGCTCCGCAAGGACTTCGCAGCGGGCACGGAGGCCAACTTCACTAAACCAACCGGCGTCTTCCGTCTCATCTCAGCGGAGAGCCCAGCACCCACTCTGGATACGGATCGAGCGCCTGAGTTCCCGACCCTCCAGGCCAAGGAGGCAATCTAATGCGCTACGGCACAAACACTGAAATTCTGAACGCCCTTGAAGCGGCAGGCATCACCACGGCCATCCTCGGCAGCTTGGAATTTAAGAGCGAAACCGTGAACGTGTGGACCGGCGCTCACCCGCTGACCATTTCCGGTAGCGCGGACACGAGCCTAGACGGCAAGACCTTCGACCCGCTTGTTCATGGCGTCGTGTTGAACATCGGCGACAATGCCTACTCCATGTCTGGTTCTGAGGCATTGAAGATCGCGCTTGCGATCCCAAGCGCACCAAGTGAGGCAATCGCCGCTGCTTCGGTTTACCCAGAAGAATACCAGGGCCGCAACGCTACCCTGTGGCGTGCCCTCATGATCGCACCGCCAGGGGTTGGCACGCCTCCTACTTGGGTTTTCCGCCGCATCCGCTCTGGCGCGATGGACACTGTCGAAATCAGCAACGACGGTCAGGCGCATACCTTCACGCTCAGCATCGAAGGTCATGCCTCGCTGATCAGCAACGCGACAAACTCAACCTACATGGACCAGAAGCGTTTCGACGCAGCCGACACCAGCCAAGACTATGTAGCGGCCTGTGCTAACGGCGATCCTGCACCTAGCAAGAGCAAGTCGAGCGGCTTGGCTCGTGCGGGCGAAATCATCCAGCAGAACCAGTCGCAGGACTTCCGCTTCAACTAAGGACCTTGAAGATCGCGACGACTACCTGAAGGAACGGGACGAAGTGCCCCTTCAACGGATCATCGTTTCGAACATACCCGTCGCCCAACTCCATCGCGATCTTCGGCTCCAGGTTCGCACACAGTGGGTTGGATGGCGAAGGCTTGCGAACTCGGGTTGCGTAGGCACGGTCTTGCTTCAGGTCGATAGTGACTGAATACCTAGCGCACTCTGCGTTGTCGTTCACATAAGACACGCCAGCCGGCGAAAACTCCGCGTCGAACCAATTGAGATCAGGTGCGTGAAAATACTTGTCGTTGGCGCTGACCGATGCCTCGACGCATTGCCGTGTCTCTTGCCTACATTCGATCTTCACCAGCCCTGGCGTCAACTGGTCGCCACCATCGCTTCTGAGCCACCGACCGCTTGCAATCACAGTGTCTCGTAGCTTGAAGATCGTCTTCATGGCGGATGGCTGAGCGCCCTCTGCATTATTGAGAACCGCGAACTCGCGCGTGAACTCCAGCAGTATCACCGCGATGAAAAACGCGACCTTCCACCAATTGCGCCGATTACCCGGCTGTAGCTCAGACTTTGTAGCTTCGCCCATGACAAGCCCCCTGCGCTTGCCTCATGGCTTGCAGCATCGACGTTTGTCTATCCCTCTCGTCATCAGGCTCGCGATGCTAAGTAATGGATGTTCACGACATCCGCACTTAGCCGCGCTCCAGATTGGGAAGAGCGCCTTTCCGTCTACCTAGACCGAGTTCGTGACGAGCCCTTCAAGTGGGGCTCTCACGACTGCGCTCTGTTCGCCGCTGGTGCGGTCAAAGCGATGACCGGCACCGATCCGGCCGCAGACTTCCGAGACACCTACACGAACCGCACTGGGGCTGCCGCTGCTCTTCAGGAGCATGGCGCGGGCACGCTCCTCAAGACCGTCACCAGCTGGCTAGGCGAGCCCAAGCATCCGGCATTCGCCCAGCGCGGCGATGTCGTGATCAAGGACCGCAACACCCTCGGTGTCTGCGTCGGCCTCCACTCCTGGTTCGTCGGTGAAGAGCACGGCGCTCAGGGGCTAGTCGCCCTCCCCACCGCCAACTGCACCAAGGCATTCACGCTGCCTTACGCGGTCGCGGCCTCCAGCGAGGAGGGCCGCTAATGTCGAAGATCGTCAAGACAGTAGCGGTTGTCGCACTCGCAGTCGCTGTCGTCGTCTTTGCTCCGCAGATCGCGGGTGTTCTCGCTTCTGTCGCTGGTTCGCTTGGTGCGACTGTCACAGCGGCGGCACTTACAAGCTCCATCATCGGCATGGGCTTGACCCTTGCGCTGACTGCAACGGCTTCCTTGTTCCGCAAAGCGCCAAGCATGTCGCAGTCTTTGGTGGACAGGCTCAACACCAGCGTTGTTCCAACTGCGCCACGTAAGATCGTCTTCGGCACCACTGCCGGTGGTCAGGACGTTCGCTTCTTCGAAGGCGAACTCGATCTCCCTTCGACCAAGAAGGACGGCTACGTCCAGGTCATCGCGCTTGCGTCTCACAAGATCAGCGCGTTCAAGCAGTTCTACGTCGAGAACGACCTGGTTTGGTCGAACGGTAGCTGGCTCAAGCACCGGGACGGCTTCTCGCCTTCCAATCCGCTTCGCATCGTCACTGAAGGCACGCGCAGCAACGGCTTCTCCGTCGGGTCGGGCCGCTACTGGACTGCGAGCGCCAGCTTCACCGGCTGCGCCTACTACGTGCCAACCTGGAAGCTAGACGAGGAAGTCTGGGAAAGCGGCATTCCGCAGCGCCTCACGGCGATTGTCGATGGTTGCCCGGTCTATGATCCTCGCCGCGACAGCACGCGCGGTGGTGCGGGCTCGCATCGTTACGGCGATCAGAACACCTACACCTTCAACGAAGGTGCAACGCAGATCGGGCGCAACCCTGCCCTCGCGCTGCTCACCTACCTCATCGGCTGGAAGATCAACGGCAAGCTCGTGTGGGGCATGGGCATCCCTGCTCACCGCATCGACCTCGATAACTTCCGCACCTACGCAAACCTCTGCGAAGAGCGCGTTGCTACTGAGGCCGGTGGAACCGTTCAGCGTTACACGGCTGACGGCATCTACAGCACCAGCGATCCGCACGACACGGTAATCAACGCCCTGACCGCTGCGATGGGCTCCTGCAAGCTCACGGATCGAGGCGGCAATTACTGCCTCGTCGGCGGCTACGACGATACCGCAGGCCCCAAGGTCGTGTTCACCGCTGACGACCTCGTTGCTCCAGCGAACGGCGCAAGCCCCTACATCTGGAACCCGGCCCCCGCGTCTCGAGAACGCTACAACATCGTTCGCGGGCGTTTCGCCAATCCCAACGAACTCTACCAGCTGACCGATTGGGGCGACCCTATCGAGCAGCCTGCACTCGCAGACGGCATCCCTCGCACGATGACGCTGGACCTTGGCGCGGTATCGCGCGCCGAGACCTGTCAGCGCATCGCCAAGCAGTTCCTACTTCGCGAATACCTCTGCCCAGGCATGTTCTCGGCCACGTTCGGCCCTAAGGCCTTCGCAGTAGAAGTCGGCTCCGTCATCACCTTGTCGCTGCCTGCCGAGGGTTGGAACAGCAAACTGTTCCGGGTCATGGAGCAGGCCGAAACGCACGACCTCTTCTTCCAGATGACGCTCCGCGAAGAAGACCCGGCAATCTACGCCTGGGATCGCGAAGAGAAGCCCCTACCCACCAGCATTCGCCCACAGGGCTACGACGCAAAGGCGACCATCACCCCGGAAGGCCTGGCTCTAACCAGCGCCAGCTACGCAGGTGCCAACGGCATCAACATCTCCGAAGTCCACGTCTCGTGGACGCCGGAGGCAAGTGGCCGTGTCAGCGGCATTCAGATCCAGAGCCGTCCGGCCGGATCGGAAGGCTGGACTGAACAGGCCGCTATCTTCGATCCCAAGGCTGGTAGCTTCACGTTCACGTCGAACGCTCCGGGCATCACCGTTGAGGTGCGCGCTCGCTATCGCATGATCAGCGGCGTCTACTCACCATGGGTTCTGGCGAACGTCGCAACCGCTCCTGTTCAGATCAACTACGGCGACGTTGAAGACGCCCCCAAGGACCTGCACGAGCTTGATCCTGTGCAGGGCGGCAAGCTCGACGGCATCCAGCCTGGGGCAACTGTCGGCGGCACGATTGGCGTAGACATTAAGAACCCAGACGGTTCGACGTGGAAGCCAAGTGAAGTATCGCTCGACATCACGCCGCCAGCGATCCCAACCGGCCTAACTGTAACGTCCAAGCTGACCGATGCAGGCGTGACCCTAACTGCGACCTGGAACGCTCCAGCGGATGCGGACCTTGCAGGCTACAATCTCGCCATCGCGGAGAACGATGGCAACTTCATCGACTTCACCGTTGGTTCGCCACGCTTCGAGCGGACGGCGCTACCACGCGGAAGTAAGTTCTCGCTCAAGGTCAGCGCCTTCGACAAGATGGGCAATCCTTCGCCTTACAGCGCGGTTGTCGATCACGTTACCGCCAAGGACGATGTTCCTCCCGCGATTCCGACCGGCATCAACATCGAAGCCGCGTTCGAGACCGTCTTCATCCGGTGGATCAATGCCGCTGACACCGATCTGGCATTCGTCAAGGTGTATGAGGGCACAACCAACGCACGAGCTAACGCCACTAAGGTCGCGGAAGTAAGCGTTCGAGCAGGCGGCACGTCCACCTATACACGCTCAAACCTCACCCCTGGCACCTACTATTACTGGCTAAGGTCGGTCGACACTTCTGGAAATGACAGCGCGGACACTGCGGTAGCAACCGTCACCACGGCTGGCCTGACCAATACCGACCTGACTCCCGGCCTAGAAATCCCCGGCAGCGGTCCAACTCTACCAGCTGCCGCAAGCTACGCCGGTTCTCAGTTCTACAACACAACGGAAGGCAAGCTCTACCGCAAGGTCAACGGCGCTTGGACCGCAACAGTCGATGGCTTCGACATCAAGAACAACTCCGTTCAAGCTGAGAAGATCGCGGCCAAGCTAGGTGGCGGCAACCTGCTCCGCAACACCATGATGGACAAGCTGCAAGGCACGGGTTCCGTGGTGCTTCCTCTTGGGTTCACTCAGTATGACAACTCCCAAGGAAATGACGGCGTTTCTTCCTGGTCTGTGACTACTGGCCGATACGCTTCTACCAAGGCTATCCGCACCACATTCCCGACGAAGAACACCAGCACTAAAGGCTTTTACCTCGCAAACTCCGGTGGCGTTAACAACCTCGGCATCTTCAAGGTGGGAACGCCCTATGTGATTTCCTTCTACGCACGCGGCTCGGGCAGTGCGTTGAACAACTACCTAACTCTAGCCTACAATAACGCGCCCACCACCAGGATTGATACCAGCAGCCCTCTGCTAACTGCCGACTGGCAGCGATACGTGTGGCGGCTTCGCTGGGATGGGGCAACGCCCGATCCTAGTATGTTCTTCACTGTGGCCCCGGTTCAAGGCGCGGGCTGGTGGGAAGCTACCGAACTCCAAATTGAAGAGGGTGAGGTAGCAACTGCTTACTCGCCTGCTTTCCTCGCGGGTGAAGTCTCCAACGGCTTCATCGCGGCGGATGCTGTCACGGCTGTCAACATCAAGGCGGGTGCGGTCGAGGCCGACAAGCTGGCTGCGAAATCCGTGACCGCCGATAAGGTCGCGTCCAACGCGATCAACACCAACAATCTGGTGGTTCAGAGCCGTCCGATCTCCCTAGTCGGAGTGGACCCGCGCATCGACAATGATGGCGCGCTGCGCTGGAACGCTGGCACTATCACCTATCCCGACGATACCGGCGCTTACGTTACCAAGAACGTGGTGGCCGGCGGCAGCTTCTGGAACGCTGCTTGGGGGAATGGTGCGGTAAACCTCTGCTTTGATACCTTCAGAGATGTTGGTCAGCTCTTCTTTGTCAACAATGATAGTTTCAAAGATAATCGCTCTTGGGTAGCTTTGGGTGTCTGGGACAAGGCAACGGGCTTCACCGCTCGCTCTGGCGTCGGCACTCTTATCCAGGGCAACCGGATTGTCACTGGCTCCATCCTGGCTGACCAAATCAAGGCCGGGACCATTGGCGCTTCAAGGCTAGCCGTCACCAACAGTCAAACGCTCAATCCAGACCCCAGCTTCGCTGATCCAAACTCCTGGAACAACGTGGGTCCGTTTAACGGCCCGCTGACTTACGCACCCGACGATAGCGCAGTGGGAAGCCGGGGTTGGTTCGTGGACACAGCTGGCTTCACCTCAAGCGAAATGGGCAGGACCGACGCGATCACGCTTTGGGCTGGTGCCGTTGTGCCGCCTGGAACTGGACGCCAGCATCTCTACACCAACGGGTCAATCAAGGTCCAAGCAGGCACGACCTACGAGTTCACCGCCACATGCTTCAACAACAGTAATCAGACCATCTATGTCCTGGCTCGCTGCTCCAACGTGAACGGCGGTGGCACTGGCGATCTCCAGTTCGGGTTTGATCCCTCGACTGTCCGCCAGACAAAGAGGCTCACAGTCACGATCCCGGCTGGCACAACGCAGTTCGGTTTCATCATCTACAACGATGCAACAAGGGCCTTCACTGGCTATGCTCGTGTGGGCGGTGTTGAACTCACGAAGTCGGTTGGCACAACGCTGATCGAGAACGGTGCAATCACCACCGACAAGATCACCGTTGGTGCAGTGCAGGCCGCCCAAATTGCTGCCGATGCAATCACCGCATCAAAGCTGGCGATTGGTAATTCAGATAACATCGTCACTGACAGCGGCATGACTGATCCAGCTTGGTGGAGCGGCGGCGTGCCCGATGGTCGCCTGACCAGCGAGGATCGTTCCTTTACTTCGTTCAGGAGCACGCTGGCTATCCGCCCAGGTGGCGGCATCGACGTTCTCTCCAAGTTCTTTGATGTAGAGCCCGGTGCGACCTACCGCATCGTTATGGGCTTGCAGACCCGCGACATGGCTTCAGGTGGCACGTTCAGCCCAATGATCCACATGCCGGGTTACCAGTGGTTTTCTTTAAAGTCAGGTGGCGCAATCACCCCCGGCGATGCGGCAGGCCAGTATGGTCCTAGCTTCAGCGACAACGTGACCTTCACCGTCACCAACCCGTTCACAGTCGGCACGCGTCAATGGCAGTTCCGCTTGGCCGGCCAATTTAGCGGCCTCGTCAACTTCGCTGTCAGCATCGTCCGCGTCAATGACACAACGCTCATCAAAGATGGCGCGATTACAACCAACAAGATCACTGTGAACAGCCTAAACGGCGACCGCATTCAGGCGGGCACGCTGTCCGCCGACAAAATCCAAGCGGGCTCCGTTATGGCTGGCAGTGTCGTGGTTGGAGGCTCGACCCTGGAGAGCATTCGCACCACTGCAATCGGTGCGAATAGCAGGGCTACAGACGGCCTGTTCTTCTCGGACACTCGCAACGACAACTTCACCCCAGCGTGGTATTGGACGAACAAGCCAAGGAGCACCTACAGCGAGTTCAAAAGCGCCGGCACTATCGGGCTGAGTGCTGGCGGTTCCTCGCCGTATCTGCGCCTGATTACCACAGTGCCTTGGAGCGACAGTTCGGGCGGCCCGATTCAGCAGCAAGCGGTTGATAGCGCGGGACGCGAGTGGAACCGTTTCTCGGCTGACAATACGAACTGGAGCGCCTGGATCGACGCAGGCGCACAGGTCAACAAGGGTGTCACGCGCATTGAACCCGGTCGCATTCTCATCCAGGGCGACACGTCGCTAGATAGCTGGCGCGACCAAACGGAAATCCGCGGTGGTGCGATCAAGGCCAACAGCATTGATGTCTCGAAACTGACGATCAATGGCCGAGGACTTAGCTTCATCGGCTTGGACTTCCGCTGGGAGCCTTCGAACAACTGGGTCTACTGGTCAGAGGGCTACATCTACTGGATTGGGGACAACGGGGTCGCAACAGCGGAATACGTTGCAGCCGGTAGCACGGGCGGTGCTGCCGCCCACTTGTGGTTCTACTGGTATCCCGGCTCTGGCAAGGTCAACTTCAACCAGGAAAACCCCGCTGGTAACAACCGGGTGATGCTTGCTGCGTGGTGGGGTGGGTCCGCGCTGAACGTCAACTACGGCGGCACGATCATCCACGGTGACAGGATCACCACTAACACCATCCATGCAAACAAGATCGTTGCTGGAACGATCACTGCCGACAAGATGGCCGTAACCAGCTTATCCTCGATCACAGCAAACATCGGTTCGCTGGTCAGCTACACGCCTGACGGTGGCCGGGTGGAGCGCGATGGCAACGGCTCCCGCATGTATGGACCCAACGGAGCCCTGCGCTTCTTCTGGGGGTATCGGCCATGACCTCCGGCGTCGAAGGCTACAACAGTGCCGGTCAGGTCATCTTCAGTGAAACATCCTACGCTGGCAACTTCGTAGGATCGTTCAACACTGGCGGTCAGAAGACCGGATCGTTTGTGGATGCAAGCCTCATTGGCCGCATCCTGATCCACTTCCTGCCTCAGAGCATAAGTCTCTATGGCGGTCCAAAAGTCACTCTTGATCCTAACAGCGGCACGGTGACTTGGAACTACGACATTCAGGTCCAGGGACAGGGCGCGCCACCCATTCCCTCGGAAACAATCTGGTATGGTGGCTACTGATGGCTTTTGGATTTGAGACTTACACGCCCGATGGACGCAGGCAGCTTCTAGATACCTATCGCTACTTCAGGCTGGAGACAAAGCAGGTTCTGGACGAAAGTAATTGGACCCAGAACGAGCAGTTGGTTTCCGGTGGCCTATCGACTTGCAAGGTAGTGTTCGTCCCAGGGATCAGCTTGGCTGATACACCCATGGTCGCACTGTCCTGTGAAAGCGGAACAATGGCTCGTGTGTCTGACGTTTCGGGCGGTATCAATGTCACTATTCATCGCATCAGCAGGACCAGGAAGGACACAGTTACCATGTATGTGTTCTCCACCCGAAGGCCACCTGACCCCAACTATGGAATGGGGCTCTATGATGCGAACGGGCAAATCCTCTTCTCGATCACCACTCCGATTGTGAAGCCGCTGGGCACGTATGAGAATGGAACTTACACTGGCGTCAGCATGGAGGGCCGCACTTGTGCCCACGTCTCGCAGAGGTGGTCCAACACGGTTGAACTTGTGTTCAGTGAAGGCGGCTTTGGTAGCTGCTCGACTACCGGCACCAGCGGTAGCATTGTTCAAGGCTATCAGTCTTACCGCCAGGACCGAACCCTACTGCGCCTCGTGAAGTGCATCGGTTCAACCATATCGGTCGATCAAACGAACTACACCTCGTCACTGTCACCATGGATTTGCAGCACGTTCCCGCGCGGAGCGCAGTCATCGGTTTACTCGATCCAGCCAAACTACCGCTCACTCGTAATCGACGTGACTAACATCTGAGACAGCTAAGTATCCGACAACCATAAGGAGAGCCCGTCAATGGCCGAAGAAATTACCCTCCGCGAAGCAGCTGAACGTATCAAGGCAGCTGAATGCGCGGCTTATACCAAGTTGGAGGAGGGCTTCACCGCTATCGAAGCTCTTGCCGACGAAATCCTTGCCGATCTGGACTTTCCAGAGGGCTTCCAGAGTGATGCAAAGCGCATCGCGACCAACATGCGTGCTAATGTGAGGTCGCTACGCGAGTATGAACTGAACGTCGCACGCAGCAAGTATCAGGCACCTTCGTTCCCGTTGGGCGCAGGCGCATACGATCAAATCGCTCCAGACCCTAACTACAATCCGGGTATCACTCCGCTGTATGGCGACAACCCGATAACTCCAGTTCCTGGAGGTCCGGTCAATGGCTAACGAAGTCGAGACAGTTCCAGCGACCGAACTCTCCCCAACTTCTGCAAAGCCATCGCTTCTGAAGAAGGTCGGTCGAGTTGCGAAGAAGGTGCTGCCGCTGATGAACAAGACCACTCTCAGCATCGTGCTCAGCTTGGCCGTTGGTTTTGGCGTCGTCGCACCTGAGAAGGCGACCGGCATCCGCAACGATGTTCTGGAGCCGCTGTCGCAGCTGGCACCTGTAATTGACGCGCTGGTGAACTGACATGGCTGAGAAGGAGCAAGGCTTCATCGAGAAGCACGCCGGGACGGCTATCATCGGCATTATCGGCTTCGTAGCTGCTCAGATGTATCTTGCTCCCGAGAAGACCACGAGCGTCCTCAGCTCGGTGCAGAGCCAGCTAGCCGCAATCGTGGAACAGGGTCGCGCTACGCGAGAGGACATCGGCAAGCTAAGCCAAAAGCTGGACACGACTGCCGATGGCCTCGCGGACGTGAAAGCTGAGGTAGCTGGCATCAAGGCCGCCCAAGCCACGGCAGAGCAGGAGCAAGGCCGACTGCGCGACCGGATGCGTGATTACGAGACGGAACGCGAAACTGCTGGCAGGCTCCCGCCACGATAGGCCGCGTCATGGCGTCCGAGCTGCTGAGGCCTCCACTCCAACGATGATGATCGTCAAGAGGATCAACCCCGCGCGGTCAGACACCTCCACCCGGAAGTTCGATCCCTCCCAGATCATCGTGGGGTGGTCGCGCATTAGCTGGGCCGCATATTCTGTAGCACTGGCTCGCGCGGCCCTGTGATCGGGTAGCTCCTGGCCAACTTGGTCGCGCACGCTCGTGCCGTCAGAAAAATTGAAAAAGTAGCGCATTTCGCTCTCCGTTTTCGGAAGAGCCCAAGCGTCTCTTAGCAGCTGGCACCCGAGGAAGCGGTCAGCGGTGTTCATGGAACGCTCAAGGGCGGAAATCGGCACCGACCACGTGGAAATACGGTATCCCAAGAGAGGCGCAGGTTCATCATCTATAGATTACCGCAAGCAATCGCTTCGGCTCAGCTCGCTACGGTGAACATGCCAAATTCTGGACCGAGGATCACCATCATGGTGGACAGCGACGATGCGCTCGCATTCTGGTGCCAGAAGTTCGGCGTCAGCCCGCGGCGCTTGCTACAGGCTATCGCGGCAGTCGGCACGTCCCCCCGCTTCGTCGGCGAATATCTTCTAGCACGATAGAGATCTGCGGTTGGCCACAGCTCTGCAGCGGTCTAAAGGCGCCTAAGGGCAGCCAGCGGATTGGGCTGTCAGCCGCCGCCACGCGTTCGCGAAATCATCCTAACCTGTCATGTGTTGCGAAACCGAATTCGGTGATATTCGATGAGCTTAGATGCATCGGTTCTACTTCCACTTGCACCAGTGCGGCGTCTCGTATCTAGACGAGGAGGGCCGCGAGCTACCCTCTTTTGAGATCGCGCTCCAGGAAGCGTTCCGCGAGGCACGGTCCTTAATGGCGGAAGAGATGAAGTCGGGACATCTATGTCTCGGTTGCAGGATCGACATTTCCGACAGCTACGGCATACCGCTTGTGTTGTTGCCCCCTAAATGGCTGACAGGGCCTCGGGTGTTTTCGCGATGA